CATTTGTTTTCTTAAAAATTCGATATTAACTTTATTTAAAGACATAGAGTCAATGTGTTTGTTTAACTTATCCGTGGTTTTGTAAAGATCCTCGATCATCATAAATTGTTCGGAATCAGCCGGCAAACTTCCAAGTTGCCCCCGAGGCCACTTAATTCTAAACTCTGTGTTCTCTTTTAAATCTTTTTCCATTAATTCTAATGTAGTTGAAATTCTATTTTGTGTTTCAATGATGCCAAAGTAAGCCCAGGTCCCGATCGCGACCATCGCGATCAAAGAGGCTACCGTTTTCATCGGCATCTGCACGGCTGCTTCTTCAGAAATTCTTAGTGGTTTAGGCATTAGTTATAATTATAACTCCCTGATGGAGTATCTCCTTGTTCTAAAATTTTAAATAATTTTTTATGTTGATCCATAATATCCTCATCAGAATCTTTCATTTTATCTACTTGTTCTTCTAGTACTATGACTTGTCTTCTTAATTCATTTACTTTATCTTCGTGTACTGCTTGAATTGTAGAGAGTTCAAATGTACGAGAAAGACTCCAGCCTCCGAGAGCTAATAATACACCTACTAATAATGTCATTAATTTATCAGTCATAATTATGTCTTGTTAATTTTTCCCAATCAGGTTCTTCATTTCTTGGAACAAATGGTTTGTAGCCTTGTTCTGCTGCTTCTTCATCATCTTTTCCAACAATTGATTGAACTTCTGGCACGTAATGTTTTAAAGTATTCTCTACTCCTCGTTCTAAAGTAATCTTTGACATAGCACAGCCCGAACAGCTACCTGATAATTTTAAAGTAGCCACGCCAGTGTCATCGGCAAAGCTAATAAAACCAATACTACCATTGTGTGCCGCAACGGACGGGGCAACTTTCTCTTCCAACACAGTCTTAATATCCTTAATGATCTCATCGTGTGCTCTCATTAAAATATAATCTCCATAACTAAATATAACGCAATAAAAACAAACATTCCAGTCATTTGAATGTCGTAGGGAAAATTACGCACGGCTCACCCGTGAGCTGGTCCCCCAACTGCGAGTAATAAGCAAACAAACAGAAAAATAGTGATATAGCGAATCCATCTTTCCGTTTTTACCATTCTTATTCGAGCGTGTCTTCGTGCTCTTAAAAGCTTTAAAGCCCTTAAACTGTTGTATCTCATTTTCCATTACCTCAATGAGTAGGGCCGTAATCATTGTATTAATCACTGACACCATTCACATTCATTGGTATCATCAACTACTACCCCATATTTATCATTAATTGCATCAGCTGCTTGCTTTCGGCTTTCGTAAGACTCATCTTCCGCTCTGCTTTTTTTACAATCACAGTTAACGCATTTACAATCAGTGTGATCTCCTGTCATACAATGACAGGAATGACCACAGTTTTTACAAACTTTGTCCATATTTTAATATTGATTTTAAATTATTTTGCTACGATTGCAATTAAAATAATGACTGCTGCACCGATAACCCATTTTTTATGGTCGGTCCAGATATGCTTAACTTGGTTTATAATATTTTCCATTATAATCTCCTATTTAATCTCTCCCCAATTAGCACCTGCTTCATAGTCTACTTTATTTGGTACCTGCAATTCAACAGCTGATTCCATTATTTCAACTATTTCTTCTGCCTTTTTATCAGATTCTACAGAAATATCTACCTCATCGTGAATCTGAATGTGTGGTATTATACCATTTTCATACAAACAAACCATCGATTTTTTAGTCATATCTGCAGCAGATCCTTGTATTAATTTATTTAATGCTTTGTATGTAAAGGCTCGTTTTAAAGGTTCATCATATTCTTTTCTTGCCTGTTCTAAAGGTAAAGGTTTAAAAACACCAAATTGCATTGGTTGCCATAAATCAAAATGACACGCTCTTCCTAAAAGAGTTCTAATTTTTCCTCTATCATTTGCTTTACGAGATACATTATCCATTAGTTGTTTTACAAAAGGAGCTCTTACGTGATATTGTCTAATGAGTTTCTCAGCTGACTCTTTCATTAATCCTAGTTCAGCCATCAATTTATTTTTACCCATTCCATACATAAGTCCTAAATTAATCGTCTTGGCTTGCTTTCTTTTTATGCCTGCCATATCGGCCACGACCTGGTGGAAATCCGCGTCTCCGGCCTTGTATGCCTCTGCAATTTCGTGTACTCCTGGTAAATTCTGCAGTTTTGCGTAATGTACTAAAATTCTAGGTTCTTGTTGTGAGTAGTCAAATGAACCCCATTGACATTTTTCTTCAGGTATAAAGATAGATCTAATCATTGGTCCAAGTTCTGGATGTCTTGCTGGAATCTGTTGTAAGTTTGGATTACTCATACTAAATCTTCCTGTTACTGTTCCACCTTGATCAGATCTAATTTGATTTATATCTGCGTGTATTCTGCCTTTATGTGAATGTTTAGTAATTGAATCTATAAACGTACTATGAGCTTTATTTAATTCTCTTGCTTCTGCGATAGCTCTGCCTAATTCGTGTGGATGATTTTGTAAAAAGTTTTTTGTAAAACTAGGAGCTCCTGTTTTTTCTGTTCGATCATAAGGTAATTTTAATTTATCAAAAGCTGTCGCAATAGATCTTGCGGCCATAATTTCTATGTTAATACCGGTAAGATCTTTCATTCTTTTTAAAATTTTATTCTCTCTTTGAATTAAATTTTGTTTAATTTTGTTAGCTTTTTCTAAATCAACTCTTACTCCTTTAAATCTCATATCAATAAGACAAGGAAATAATTTCGTTTCTAATCTAAATATATCTATTAATTCTTGATTATGTAATTCTCTATGTAACTTTTGCCAAAGTTTTAATGTAGCTTCTGCATCACGCTCCGCATATTGACCCACATACATCGCGGGTAATCTCCATAAATCCTTCTTAGCATCAATGCCATAATCTTTAGCTGCTTCTTGTAAAATTTTTTCATCTTTACCTAAACCTACATAATGTTTAGCTAATGTATCCAGTCGATATGATAATCTATTCTCATCTATTAGAGATGCTGCAATCATTGTATCTGCAATTTTCCCTTTAATATCAAGGCCATAGGACCTTAACCAACAGACGTCATACATTGCATTATGAAAAATAAAGGTAGTATTTTTTTGACTCAATATATCCTTTAACCATTTCATAATTAAAGCTTTATCCATATTTCCACCTGACTCGTGTTGTATAGGGAAATAACCTGACCAGCCCTCTACGGCCACCGCAACCCCCGCAATATGCCCTCTTCCTATGACATTACCTGACCCTAATGTTGTTAATTCTGGGTCATAAGTTTCTAAATCAATAGCAATTTCTTTGGCGCCTTTTAGATTTTTTAATTCTTCTGGCATCACCCATTCAGTTTCTGGGGTAAATAAAGGTGTTTGAATCGTTCTCACTTGTCTCTCCTCAATATTCCCCAGTAGTTAGTTTTTTCTTTAGTGGGTCCAGGGTAATCCCGTTCAATAATCATCTCTATAAAGTGAATTGCTTTAAGTAAATCTTCTTTTTTTCCTTTAAAGGGATGACGACATATATATTTTATAGCGCACCCTTCTGGAAAAAGCAACTTATTCTCTACAACAAATTTACTTGGCTGAATGGAAAATTTCTGATAATGTTTTCCACCGATTTGTTTATCCCACACACTCATAAAAGAATTGCTCCTAATATAAATCCTACAATAAACCAAATAATTTCTTGTCTATAATATAAAGACCATACTTGAAATCTTTGTTTAAATTTATTCATAATATATAAGCTCGATCAAAATCTTTTGGATCTAACACGTGCAATTCACGCTTCGCTCTCGTCGCTCCGGTATAAAATAATCGATGTAATTCATCCGGGTCGTGACTAAACGTTTCCAACGCTGCGTTAGTTAAATCCTGCATAAGCAAGACTTTATCGGCTTCTCCTCCTTTCGCTCCGTGTATTGTTGACATAATAATTCGAGGATTTTTATTTATCTTTTCTCCATTCGCCCTCATATTACGAATGTAGTTTTCTGTAATGGTATCTAATCCTTCAAAGGATTCATACCAAACTTTTTCTGTTGTTAGACCGTGTTTTTCTTGACACTCTTTTAAAGTATATTTGTCTTCGGATTGTAATGTTTTACCT